CCTCCGCGTCGCGCTTTTCTTTTCCTATTTCAAACAATTTCTTTTGATATGCATCCTGTTCCAACAACGCGGTTGTTGTTTCGGATTGCGTCCGGCGCGACAATTCCGCCAATTGTTCCCGGTATCTTAATTCCTCTTGTGCGGCCAATGCGCCTTCATATTGTTCCTCATCACCGCCAAGATTGGCCGCAATGGTTTCCATCGATGCCGTTTGCGATTGCACCGATGATTTGGCCGCGGCCATGCCCGCATCCAATTTGGACGTGTCAACGCCCAATTCGATGTTTGCCGCACCGATGGTTCCGCCGCCACCCGTTGCCATGTCGCCCCCGGTCTTACGTCACCGTGAATGTGGTTGCGTCATTCAAACGCAACGAACCCGAAACCCGGATAGGTTGGCCGGGTGAAACCTCAATCGACAACGATTTCAAAAACGCCTTGGCGTTGTATGCGTGCGTTGTCGCGCCAACAAACGTGTTGAACACCACCGCCACATCCGGCACGCCGTCGCCGTCGGTGTCCCAATCGGGCGTTCCAATTGCGCCCGTTGTGGCGCGCACCAATGGCGGCAATGTTGATCCCACGGTTTCGGTCAATGACCCCGTGCCTTGGAACGTATACGCCAACGCCTGTTTTTCGGGTTTGCGGATCGGGTTTGAAATTTGCGTGACAAACGCGGATCCGCTAAACGCCGGATCACTCGCACCATCTTCCGTGATTTTGAACGTTGCGGTTGCCGCGGTTGCGTGCAATGCCGACGGAACGCGATATGCCACGGTCGTGTTGTCATTCACCGCATGCGCGGTGTACGAACCCGACCATTGGTATATCCCGTTCGGCATGTATCGTTTGGCCGTCGGCGCGGTGGCGTTGAACGCGGTTATTTCGATTTCGCCGAAATCAACATCCAATTTCCAATCTTGCACATATTGAGCGTACCCGTTTGATGAACCCCATGTGACCAATCCGCTGTTGCCCGTGCGCGGCGCGGTCTTTGGGAAATGCCCGGTGAATGACATTGTGCCGGATTGCAAACCCATCATGCGTTCAACACCCGCGCCCGATCCGGATAATTCGGTGATGTCGAATGATTCGTTTTCGATTTGAAATGTGACCTCTTGGATTTTCAACGCGGTCACCAACAACCGATTCAAATCGGTTGCCGATGTGACACTTGCCAATGTTGCTGTTGATCCGGTGATGATGTATGGCATTTCGATTCCCTCAAACGTTCACGGCCTGATTTCCAACCCGGCCCGCGAACGTCACGGTTGCCGTGTTTACCTGCAACGATTCACCCGGCGCGATGTCCGAACCTATCAACGTCCACCGTTCCGACGTCGCGCCCTGCACGTTTGTTGTTCCCACACTTGGCAACGCCAACAAATGGTTGTGGAACCCATACGTTGGCGTTGATCGGTTGCCGGATGCAATCATGGCATCACCAATCAACCGATCAATCAAAACCTCAATTCGATCCAACCCGCGTGCGTCTTCATCATAAACGGTGAACGTCAAATTGCACACGCCCTCAATGCCCGTGAAATTGTTGTCCGCCGTCCATGTGATTCCGTAGACGATGAACGGGAACACCAATGCCGACGGGTTGCCGCGGTTGAACGCAACACCGCCCGCACACGCGGCCGTCCACGCACCGCCGGAATACAACGTTGAATCCGCCTGAATGCGGGTGAGTACCGCCCGTGCAACAACCGCGCCGTTCATTCAACCCCCCGAATCTTCGCGGTGTACCCCGCCCGTTTGAATCCGAAATTGATCCCGCGAACAAACGCATTGCGCATGTCCGCGTTGTTGCGTGACCATTCCAACGCGGGCCGCATGAACGGGCGTTTGGGCATTTGCACCAATGGTTTCAGCACGAACACGGGCGCATTGGAACGGATTTGTTCAACGCGTTTGCCCGCGGCATTCGTGAAATATTGCCGCGATTTCACCGCGTCAACGCCAACCGCCATCAAATTCCCGCGTTTGGATTTGAAGATGCGAAACGGCCCAACATCACGAATCGATTTCGTACCAATTTGCAGGTTCAATTCTTTGGCCTGATCGTTGACGGCAACGCGCAAATACTTTTTGTTCACGGGCCGGATCGGCCCGCCGAATTCGTGCAATGCACCATATTTGATCGATGAACCAACACGCGCCAACACCGGGTTTCGCATTTGGTATGTGATCGAATCGCGCAACGCGCCAAGTTTTTTCGCGGGCGGTGAACCAACGGGAGAAGGTTTGTATTTGCCCATTGCCGGGAATGATTCTTGCACATGACGCACAACGCGTTCCGCCATCCGTTGCACGCCAAACCCCGCGGCAATTTTGGTAGCCTGAATGAACGGTTGCCATTGTGCGAAATCAAACCGCGGCATTCATGTTTCCCGGAATACGTTCAATTGGTATACCCGCCCTGCTGAACACAAATTCAACGGTTCGCCGGTCACCTGATACACCACACCATCAACCGTGATGGTGGCAATGTGGTTGATGATTGAACCCGTGTTGGTTCCCGTCGATGTTGTCGGCGCAAGAAATATCGTGATTTGTGTTGTTCCCGTTTCGCGTTTGTATATCGCGGAATCGGATGTGCTACTAGGTTGCACGCAACAACGAACGGTGTATGTGGTCGATGCCGTCAATTCAAACGCGCCGGATGTTTCTTGCCCCGCCGTGCGCGTTGTCACCGTCGCGGATTGTTGCAACAACCCCAACGGAATCGGCATTGATGACCCGGCAATCGGCATTTCAAATCACCCCCGCGCCGCGGAACGTGCTGAACAAATGCAATTGCGCGCGCGCCGCCTCATCCGGTGTAGCGTATGTGACGGAATACGCGCCCAACGATTGCGAACGCAACGCGGTATCACGCCCGATGGATGAATACAACCCATCGACCATTCGGCAAATCGCGCCCTTCACATCCGCCGCGGGCGCGGCGGTGACGTACACCACTCGCACCCGTCCCCACCGCGGCATCCATTGCCACGTTGAAATCACTTCACGATCCGAATCGGCATCACGAACAACGCGCCCGTTTTGCGTGCCGTTGTATGTGACGATTCCGAAACGCGCATCCAATCGGTATTTGGTTGAATCAATCGCATCACCCAACGTGTTGTCATCGTTGATTGGTGTGATCGATGTGATCGATGACACCGGGAATTCACGCAATGACAATTCCCCGGAATCGGTTTGATAATCCTCCGTGCGCGTTGCCGCCTCAAACCCGTTGGACAAATCACGATCACACATGCGGCGCAATGCCGCGTGCGCCTCATCAAGTATGTTTTGCAGGCGGGTATCGTCCGCGGTTCCGGTGATCCCTGCGTGCGTTTTGTATTCGGCCAACGTGACGATTGCCACGGTTCACCCCACGTTCACACCGCGAGAACGGATGTCATCGGAACATAATTGATGAACGCAATTTCCAATTGAACGGTTGAACCCGTTCCCGTGATCGATGCCGCGGCGGTGCTGACCAATGGCAACACCCATGAACACCCGCGCAAATCGAAACCGCAACCAACCTGCAAATTGGTTCCGCTGATTTCGCCGTTCACGTCGGTGTATTTGTAAACCGAATCCCTGATGTTGTTTGTTCCGTCGATACCGTAACTTGTGCCAACGGTACTCATGATCACCGAATCCAACCGCATGAATCGCATTGTGCCATCATTGGCAAATGCGCCCGTTGATTCCGTGTATCCGGACTCCGGCCCATATACACCATACAACGAAACCGCCGCGGGCGTTGCAATCGCGGTGATTCCCACCGAATACCGCGCACGCGCCAACACGCGATTGGCCCACGGTGGCACTCGGCACGGTTTCACGTTGCTGTTGGAATATGTCGCGGGTGTGCGCAACACCGTTGATGTTTCAGCGGTTGCCGTCAAATCGGAATGAACAACAACCCAATCCGTTTGAGCGTATCCCGAATAGCACATCGGGCCGCCTGTTATGTTTCCACCAATTCGCACGCCCGCGCCCATGTTGTTCCCCTTGTTGCAATGTCAACGGTTGATCAAATCCCGCGCCGCGATTTTCACCGCGGCAACGGGCGAAAGAAAGGGAAGAGTTTACGGGATCAACTGTTGCGCCAATCCGCGTTCGGATGCGGTGGTGGGCGTGACTTCCGCGCGGTGCAACAGACACACCGACGAAACCAACGATGCCGCCGCGCCAGGATCCGCAACCAATTTCAAATATCGCTTGGTTTTGCGCAAATCGATGAACGCAACAAACACCTTGTTGTCATCGGTTGACGTGACCGGATCAACGAACGTTCCGCCCGTGATGGCCGCGAAACCTGAACCTGACGTATCGGAATGGCCCACGGACAATTCATCCATGGTTGCGCCCAACAAACCCGATTGAACAATGACCGTGGCGTAGTCAAAACCAAGGGTATCAACCTCGGTAGTGGTGGCCGCGGTTCCGTTGACGCTGATCGGTGACAACATCGCCGCAAATTTGATGTTTTGTGTATCAATCATTTCTGAAATCCTTTCAATATGTTACGATGTGGCCAAACACACAACCGCGCCCGGGACGCGCGCCGATGCCGTCGCCGATGCGTTGCCGACATCGTGAACGGTGACACCAAAACGATTGACACCGCGGAACGCGGTGGTATCGGATTGGAACCCAACGGATGCATCCGTGGCGATTTGCATTCCGCCACCGACCTGAATCGCCTTGGCCGCAAGGTTGAACGCGCCGTACAACGCGCAAATTTGCGTTCCGGCGGTGATGCGCGGCATGACCTGCGAAAACACAACGGGCGCGCCAAGGAAAATCGGTTGGCGGATTCCGTTTGCGATTTCAATCGACGTGACACCGCCCGCGGCCAACGCAAGGCGCGCCATCACGTTCCAATAGAATTCCTTGTGAACAACCCACACCGGGTTTGCCGAATCGACATAGGAAGGCGCGCGGCCAACCACCGCCTCAAAATCGGCCAACGTCAACGCGGAATAGGATGAACCTGAACCGACAACGTATCCGGCGATATTAGCAACCGTTCCCGAAAGACTTGCAATCTTGGAACGGAACCCGGTGTGGCCGCCATACGTTGACGTTCCGTCACCGTTGAACACCGCCTCATCTTCCTTGTCGGCCATGGCATACGCGTGTTCACGCGCCACGAAATCCGCGAACGAAATCGCGGAATCGTTCAACAATTCGTTGGACACGGTGGTAAATGCGGTCATCTTGTTTGCGACAACCTGCACGTTGTTCAACGTCGGATCCGATGCGGTGATTGATGCCGCCTCACCCGGCCAATACACCGTCACGCCACCCGTGCGCCGCGGCATTTGCACAACGTCGGAACCAACGGTCATCACGTCCAACACCTGACGCGCCGCGCCGCGGACTTCGCGCAAATCGATCAATTGCGGCACGAAAATATCGGGAACCACTGCACCGCCAAGGGTGTTCGTGGTGGTGATTCCGGACTTCGCAACAATCGCGCGATCTTCCGCGGTGGCAACCTGCGGCATGATTGCGGTCTTGACCCACGCGCCGAACAATTCGGCATCGTCGGCGCATGCGAACGCGGTACGCTTCGGCCCGGCATAATCGCGGCCCGATTTGGCCTCCCGATCATACTTTTTGCGAACGGCATTGCCAATCGCAAACGTTGCGGGCGCGTTGTCCGAGTCATTCATCGTGGCGGTGTGAACAGCCGCCGCGCCGCGGGCGCGCGATTTCATGCGTTCAACCTCACCCGCGATTTCGTCCACGCGTTCATCAACAACGTTGATTTCACGCACGGGACGCGCCTTGTGTGCTTCGATCACATCAACGGTGTTGCCGTTGTGTTTGATCACGATGTTGTTCGTTTTCACGAACGCGGCAACCGCGGCGGCATCATCCGTCGCCCCGGTGTACCCTTCGGCGGCAACCGCCTTCACAATCATGTTCCAATTCATGGTGCAACCCTCAACACGTTTCATGTTCGCGCCGGGTTGCGGTTGCCTTCGGAACACTCGGACGGCAACGGGTGACGGGGCCAACGTTTCAAATGATAATCATCGTTTTCGGTGGTGCAACGTCCGCGCCTTGCGGCGTGAAATCCGATTGACACGCACCGTTCATCGGCATCGCGGTATAGGAAACCTCCAACAACCGCCATTGGCGGTGAATCATCCGCGCATCAGGGAACGCCTTTTGTTCATCCGCGGTAGGCGGCCCGTAGTCTACCGCCTCAAATCCGATTGATTGCCCGATGTTGCCCGCACGCGCCAACGCCTCAATTTGGTTGCGCAACGGGTTGTCCGGGTTTTGAATCAACACGGATTCAACGATGACACCCGATGTATCAACGATCATGTTGCGCAATTTGCCAACCGCGGACATCGCGTTGTATTCGTGATCAACAAACAACGTGCGGTTTTGTTTGAAGTATTCCGCATTGATTCCGCGCGGCAACACTACGTCACCCTCCAAATCCACCGTTGGCCTTGTGGCATAGGCGCGGATTTGCGTTGGTTTGTCCGCGGGTGTTGGCACGATGTACCCGCCAACGTCCGCGGTTGATTTCATGAAAAGCCGACCGGATTTGAACAACCGATAGTGTTTGCGCGCCAATCGATCAAACGCCAACGCCGCAAATTCGTTCATTGTCATTGTTTCATTCCTCATCGATCCGAACCGTTCCGCAACGGCAACGCGGGTGAATTTCCGCCGCAACATTCACGTTCATTCCCATCACATAGGATTTGCCATCGGTTCCCACGATGACATCACCCGCCGCGAAAAACGGTTCACCAATCGGAACCGTCTTGCCCGCCAACGCGTTGTTTGCGCCTTCGCACAATCCGCACGGATTGCCCGAAAGATTCCACGCCTTGCCCGTGATTCCAACCTCTTCCGATTGTTTGATTGCGCCGTGTTGATACGCGCGCGGTGTTTCGGTGTTGGCAATCAAATTGGCGCGCGTTTCGGACATGTTATCGACGCGTTCCAACAAACGCGCCTGAATTTCGGCGCGTGTTTCGCCCGCCTCGATGCCCCGGCTGATTTCGGTTTGCAATTGGTTTTTCATGGTGTCCGTGACATCACGCACCAATCGAAAATTGTATTGTTCAACGTATTGGCGCGCCGCGTCCGATTGCAACGGCGCAACATCCGTGATGCGCATTGACTGCAACGCCTCCGTTGCGCCGCGGTTGAATGCCGCCTCAATGCCGACACGCATTGCCTGTCCCAATTGTTGCCGTGACAAATCGTCGATTGTCAACACCATATCCGCGCCGATGTTCCGCACCTGATCGGCCAACGATGTTTCCACCCATGTTTTGATTGCATCACGGATCCGGGCCGCCACCGCATCGTCGGTGTTATCAATGTCCGCCTTGGTCACACAACCACACGCGGGCCCGTCCCATTCCCAACGCGGAACCGTCACCGATTTGGTTTCGTTTTCGTTCGCATCCGTCATTCCGTCGCGCATCAACGGGCGCAACAACCGCGCCAATTCCGCCAATTCTTCCGCGGTCAATTTGCCCGGCGGTTTGATCTTCCCAACCGAATCGGTTTCGGATTCCGCCTGTTCAATCGCCGCGGCCATTTCGTTTGACCAATCGCGGCCCGCGTCACCGCCCCACAATTCCCATGCAATGCGGCCCGCGGATGGGAACCCCGGTTCACCATCGTTGAACCCTTCCGCCTGTTTATCGATTTCGTGCCGCGCGAAATACGAAACCATCCGCCCGATGGTGTCAGCGGACAACGTGCGCCCGTTCATCAAATCGCGCGCACGCGCAACGCCAACCGCGGTTCCGCCGCGCCCGTATTCTTCGCGCCATGCCAACCCCTGTGCCGCGGCATCACGCACCGCCGCGGGTGGGGTCAAATCCGGCAACGCTTTGTTTTCATATTCGGAACCGCCGCACGAATCCGTTTTGTGCATGCCGATTCCCGTTCCACACGAACGTTGCCAACGGACACGCGCACCGCTTTTCGTTGTTTCATTTGCCGCAACCTCCGGGGTGAACCGATCCAACGGATCAAACACCGCATCCAACACCGCCGCGTCAACGGTTGGGAATGCCGCGCCCGCAATCGCCCGCGCCGATTGCATTGGCAATTCCCCATTCGCAACCGATGTGGCCAACCCCGCCAACGCCTCAACCTGCGCACCATTCAACGCGGTTGCCGCGACATCGACACCGCCCGCCGCGGCCGCAATCGTTGCATCAACAGCCGGGGCCGCGGTCATCGGTTCACCGTCGCCGGATTCCGGCGCGGCATCGTTCGCGGGTTCCGCCAATTCGGATTCCGCCACGTCAACCGATTCCGATTCCGTTTCGGTTTGCGCCGCGGGTAACTCGGATTCCTCAACATCGACCGAATCGGATGCCGCGCCCGTGGCCAATTCCGATTCCGCAACGTCCACCGAATCCGATTGCGCACGCGTTCGCGGCGGCAAATACAAAACGCGGCGGTATTCATCCTCGGACACAACGCCCGCGGTGTATGCCGCGTTCATGATTTGCGCCTCAACCTGTTGATCTTCAATGTCCGGGTTTTCGTATCCGAACCACATATCACCGGGTTGTTCGCCGAACATCGGCAATAGGAACACCGTCAAATCTTCCGCAACGCGGCGCATGCGTTTGTAGCACGAACGCATCAACAATCGTTCACCGATTTTTGCGCCCGCCAAATTCGCATCATTCAATTTCCAAATGGCCTCCGGAATTCCCGCGGCGCGGTATATCGCCTTTTCGGCCTGTTCAATTCCGGTGATGTATCCCATTTCGTGCGCCTTCGCGGATGCCTGAACCATTTCCGCGTCACGAATGATCAACGCGCGGCCCGCGGCGAACGGGCCGGATTTGGCGCGCAATGCCGCTTCCGCCTGTTTCATTTGCGCATCGGTGTAGGTTGACGGAACCGACAAAATGAAACCGGGTTGCCCCGCGTTTTTCCACCGTTGAACCTCGGTGACCAACGCCGCGTTTTCCGCATCGGCGTATTGCTCAACCGATGACAACCACGACACGCCATCCCACGGCCGGAACGGGTCGCGTTGATACGGTGAAAAGATAACCTGATCGGCGGGAACCGTGATGATGCCCGACGTTTCACGCCCGTATCGATACCCTTCAATAAATGTTTCACGCGACAAAATCGGTTGCGTGAATTGCGGGTGCAGGATATACAAACCCGCGGGGCCGTCGCGCGTTTGTTCGCCCGTCCAAACGTAGCATTTGCCCGCGGTTTCACGGTACCAATACAACATTGTCAGGAAATCGGATGCCGTTGTGACGGGATCCGGATCGGCCAACAATTGCAACGCCGGATGGTCAATGACCTCTTCAATGCGTTCCGCCGATTCCGCCATGTTCGCGGCCTTGGCGGTTGGCCGCATGCCCGCGGTTTTGCCGCGCAGGAAATCCGCGGTTCGCGGTGACACATCACGCGCCGATTTCACCAATCGACCGCGCCCCGCGCGACGATACAAACGCAACGGTTGTGATGCGCATTCCGTCGCGATGATTGATGCCGCGTTGTAGATCGACCCGGCAACGCCGCGGGCAACGCGGTTGAAATCAACCTGATTCACCGCGGATGCCGATTGCGCCGCGTGTTCCTCACCGTATCGAATTGATGCCGCGGTGTACCCCGCATCCGTTTCGGTTGGTTCGCGTTTGCGGGCTTTGAAAATGTCAAACAACCCCATTGTGTCACCCCGTCGCGGCGTGCCGCGGTTCACCATTCAACAACGCCAATATATGATCCGCCCGCCGTGTTGCAATCAACGCCCATGACGGCATATCTCAACGCATCCATTCCGTGATTGTCGCGGTCTACGGGCATATCACGCACCGCGCCGTCCCGCCGCGTTGCCCACACATAGGAATCAAATTCGTCCCGTGTCGATGTTGGCCGCCGCGATTGTTCCAACCGCCGATCACGTTCAACCAATGCGGAACGCAACACAAACAACCCGGGCCGCCCGTTTGCACGCACTCGGATTCGCGCCCGCACCGCGTCCAACCCCGCGTCAATATCCTTTTGCGCCGGGGTTGTGAACACCCCGTGGCGGTGTAGTGTTTCGCGGTCTTCCCTATCGTGATCGGCAACCGTGAATTCGTATTGTTCCGCGCCGGACAACGCGACGATGGCGCGTGCGTGATCTTCAACCAACCGCCCGGACATATAAACTTCACGGTACAAATACAACGATTCTCCGTCATCCGCGAACCACAAACACACGAACGGATCGTTGAAGCCAAAATCAATCGCACGATATTTGCGCCACGATTCCCACCCGTCGGGCATTGCGTCGATGACATGCACCGCCGCATCGAATTCATCATAAACCACGCCCTCCGCGGAACACCACCGCCCGTCCAACAATCGCGCGCGGCGGTGGCCCGTCAACGCCTCCACCGATTGCATGAACCGCGCACCGTCCGCGGTCAACGCGCCATCAACCATGAAACGCGGATTGTCGGCAATGCGTGTGACGATGCGCCGGAACCAACCTTGTTCCGCCCTGACGTTCAACCAATGGCGTTCCGCCGCGGGGTTGCAATCGCAAACCAATTGTTGCCACGGCATGCGCCCGGAACGCAACGCACGCAACAATTGTTCAATGTCGTTTTCCGTGCATTCGGTCGATTCAAAAACGGTGACGGTATCGTATTCGGCGGAATACGTTCGTTCGGGCCGATCCAATCCGCCTACAACCACAACCGAACCATTGGCATATCGGTAGGTTTCGCGATTTTGTCGGCGCACGTTGCCGAACAAATGCATTGACGCTGAATGCACATCGCGTTCCCATGTGACCAACACGGATTCCGACATTGACGCGCGCGTTTTCCTGCAAATCAAATGACGCGAACCGGGGAATTCCCACGCCAACGCGTTGACGCGTTCCAATTCGTTTCGCGTTTTGCCCGTACCCGCGGGGCCCTCCACCAACACCCGCGGTTCACGCGCCAACCACAACGCGCGGTGTGCGCCCGTTGGCCGGAACCGCGGCGCGTCATTCGTTGTTGTTGCCGTTGTCGCCGTCATCGAATGAATCCACCACCGTATCAACGATTGCGATGAAACGCAATTTGTCCGATTTCGTCCGCCGATACACCGCCCACCGATTGTTGTGCGCCGCGACGTACAACCTGCAATCCGACGGCAACCGCACCAACATGCCGTCAATCGGCCCGCCCAACAATTCCATGTCACGCGGCGCGGATTTCATTTGAACACGTC